CTATTTTCACAACACTCAAAGCATCTGACGTGTTAAATGTTACAATAACAGAGTAACCAGTTGTATTAGGAGCAGATGATGGCATAGACCCATTTTTGCTATTATGAAAAAACAATTTTTTACTACTATCCATTTCTACTATAATACAATCATAAATAGTAATTTTGTCTCCTGCTGTATAAGTAGCTGTTGGATCAAATAAGTCATACTCATCAATATCAAATTCAATTAATCCTTTATCTCGATAAACTCGCATATAATTATCGCCAAACTCTAATACATAGCCAACCTCACTTGAAACTTGAAAAGGAATTAATCTTACTGCATCGCCTTCGGTTTTTGTTGTATTAATATATTTAGTACCTGTACGACGATTGACACCACCCTCTAGTTGCGGCAAAAAATTACGACAAGTTGATAATCCAGACGCATATTTATTAATATCGTCTCTTGCTTGTAATGCTGGAGCTAGTTCACCAGCCGAGAAAGATGGTTGTATTTTATTCATTCTACCTCGCCTCTAAATAAGGGGATGAAATATTTCTTACTTGATGTCTTTCTTGTTTATCTGCTCTTTTTGCTAAGGAAACTTGATATTGATATTCTTGTAAAAACTTATTTGCCATTGACGTATCACCTAAAAGTGGCATTGCTAATTCCGAAGCCAATCTAGCAGCAAAAGCTTCAACAAAAATATCATCAAATAAATTAACATCATCAATATCTTTGATATATTCAATGTAAGCTTGATATGTATTAGAAGCAATACAAACCGCATTTGTTGTGGGAGTTAATAATATTTTATAGTTATTTATATCTGTTTCGCTTTCATCATAAATTTTATTAATATATAAGCATTTAACAGGATACACATATAAATAATCATAATTAATAATCTCTTCATCAGCAAGTTCAGCTAAAGACTCAATTTTCGTAGCAAAAGTCCAAGCGTGAACCCTTAAAACTTCTTTCTTTAATTGTTCATAGATAATATTTAAGCGTCTAGCATTTTCTGTAGACTCAGTAAGATTAACAATCGTATTTGTGCCAATCTTGGTTAATGCTAAATTACAAATACCTACTTTTGAAATCATTTTATATCCTTTTAATTCAGGGGGTAACAAAAACGCCACCCCCTGTATTTTATTTTCCTATGCTTTTGTAACAGTATACTCAACCTGCAAAATAAAAGCAGGAGGGTCGGCAGTAGTGCCATTTGTTACAACTAAATGCAATTTATCACCAGCTTCAAGAACCTTATACGTAGCACTCAACGCTCCTAAATCTGCTAAGGCATTTTCAGCAGGAAAAGCAGTCGTTGAATCGTATGTTTCTGACACGATAGAGTTCGTGCCATTCAATAGTTGCACTACACAAGTATTGCTATCATCAATATCAGCAGGCGTTCCATTAGAAATAATAGAAGCTTTTGTTATTGTTGCGTCAATATCAGACGGAATTGCCAAAATTGCTCTAGTTGTAATATCTGCATTTGCTGCCAAATCTTCTACTTTATATGTAAGGATCTTCTTTTCAACCGCTGTTAAAGCATTATTAATCGTTTTAGGCAGTTGCTCGCCCCATTTAACCTTTACAGTCATTGCGAGACCTCCTCAAGCTTTTGTTTAATCCAATTAATATCATTTTTTTTATTAATTGGTACTTCCCTTTTAAATTTTAAAAGAAACTTTACTTTAGCATCAATCATTTCTCTTTCGATTTGACCAATATCTTTTGGCGGTATTGTTATAGGATCAACAGCTACCTCCCTATTGTTTTTGTCAATCTTTCTAAAATGTTTTATTGCTGAACAATTAAGCTCATTATCAGAAATATCAACAATTTCTCCTTTACACCAATATCGACCACGAAATCCATAACTACTAACCGTTGCTCTATACTTAGCCATAAATCAGCCCCTTAATTAGTGATAGCTTGCTGGATATCTTTAACTAAAAATGCGTCAATTGTCCCAGCTGTAGCATTAGATCCTCCAACAGTATAATACACTTGAAAGTATCTCTCTAAACCTTTAGGCACTCTTACCTTAAAAACCTCTGTATCAGCAGTTAAAGACGCTAATACAATTGCTGGTGAAGACGCTAGAGTTGTAGCTGATGAAAAACTTGTGTTATCATCTGTTTGAATACTAATAGTCAAGTTTGTTAATGTTGCAAAAGCTGTCCCAACTCTGCATACTAAATACAATTCATTATCATAAGCATCTCCTGCTACTTGATTGTCATAGTAATTAGTTGAAGCAGCAGAAGCAGTAACCGCTTGTAATGCTGAAAATTTTGTTTGGTTATCTAAAATCATTTTTTAATTCTCCTTTGTTCTTATTTATGAAATAGCACTTTCAGTTTTAGTTAATGCACGACAAGATCGAACTGGCATACCATTAAACGTTAAAACATTTTGTCTTTGTTTTAAATCAGCTACTGATAATTGAGCAAATCCTTTTTCTTGTAATTTCAATGTAAGCATTGATCGTACTTCAGGGTGCATATAAAATACTGCATTGCCACTGTCAATAAATTCTTCTACTCTATCAGTCGCTTGTTGCATATATTTTAATATGTTAGCAGAGGTGTCGCTTGCATCTCCTGTTGTATTTAGGTCGCTCATATCAATATTAGCAACTCTAGCAATTCCTCTCCAATTTCGAACTGTCAACCCACAATCCCACACGTAGTGTGATCTTAAAATTTGATGTTCCAATCCGTTAGAATCTGTGTTTGTATCTTCTCCTAAATACTCAAATTGCATTCCAGCAGTTGATCCTTTAGGGTAAATACCATGCACAGTTTCTGGTCCCCAAACAACCATCCAAATAGATGTATTGTCTGAACCCGTTCCGCCAGCATCAATAACATTATATCCACTTAAATCTTCATCAGTTGAAAGTGAGTTGTATCTAGGTGCGAGTCCCAAAAACTGCTCAGGATTAGTAGCTGTATTTCCATAAAATAAAGTAGTCGCTAGTGTTTGCCCAAAACCCTCAATGATAGGTTTATTTTCATCTAGCAAAAACTCTTTTTGATCTCCGTTTAATTGTGCCAATTTTTTATCAATCTTAGAGTAAGCTTCCATCATTCCGCAAGTATCTGTTACTTGTGCAGTTGATGATTTAACTTGTGCTACACCATAGTTTAAAATTCTCCAAGCTGGACTTGGGATACCTGTTCTAATTGTAGAAGTATGTCCAGTAGTCAAATTCCCCTCTTTCCATATAATATCGTCCAAGATTGCATTCTTTTTATGTAAAATCTCAACAACCTTTGCTATTTTATTCGTTGGATCAAGCCGTGAAGCATAATCCTGTAATGTAATATAAGAACTTCCGCCTATTGCTGCCATAATAATTCTCCTTATTTTTTATTGCCAAAAAGTATCTGTGCAGTACTTTTTGAATTGTTATTAACTGCTTTTCCCTCAATAAATTTATCTTCTGATAATGCTTTACCAGCTTCAACAAACATTTTAACCAACAATGGATGATTACCAATACCAGAAGAATTAAGAATACCTTGTAATTCTTGTTTTTCTTCTACTGGTAATAAGTTTAAAGCTCTTGCTGCAAAAGATAATGATTTATCAAGATCAGCACCATATATTTCTTTTGTTTCTTTTTTAAAGCCCTCAACGACTTCCTTAAATTCAATTTCTGCTTTTTCTGTATTTTGCTTGTCAAGTTGAGCTTTATATCCGATTAGTTTCTCTATTTGATCTTTGCTAAGGCTAACATCACTAGCTAAACTTTTAAAATCATCGTCGACTTCAAAGTTTTCATGGAGTGTTATCTCATCAAAATTAACAGCCTCACTAACCGTTTCTTTTTTCTCTTTATCTTCTCCTCTTTTTTCTTCTTGTTCTCCCCCATCCTCAGTTAAAGGATTTTTAAACGAGTTATCATCCTGTACTGGTTCAGGTTCTTGACCAAGAAGACTTCCACTTTCTGCTACATCATTTTGAGCTACTTTTTCAACAAAATTAGACTCTTGCGGTGTATCAGTTTTTATTTCTTCCATAACATCCTCCGTTATTTTTTATTTAATTTCTTAATATTCTTTTTACTAGCTTCTTCCGAAGCCATCTGTGCTAATAAAACTGGCTTAATTTCTGTTATTTTATTAACAAGAGCTTTGCCTACTTTCTGCCGTCCAGCATTAAAATAAGTTAAATTAACATTTGAAACATCAGTTAACTCTTTGCTAACCCCACAAATTGTATTAATCAAAAACCAAAAAAAACGCCTACCCTCTGGGTCTTTTAAGATTTTATTTAAATCTTCTTTTTGTTGTTCAAGAGAATAATCTAATTCATTTTTAATTGTCATTTATTACTCTCCAATTAAAGCGTCTAGTGCTGTGTTTCCTCGTATTTCCGTTTCGCTTAACACCTTCGCACCTTGCACCATTTCTTGAGCTTGTTCTCGTTGTTGTTGTTGTTGTTGAGCCAAAGCCCTTTGCTCCACTATTTGTGCGACAACTTCTTTTGAGTTAATATTTTTAGTAGAAATTCCTAGCTTGTTTAAATAATCTCTATATGTATTACCTACATTTAGTATATCTGTAATTTCTGGAAATACTGCGGATAGATTTCCAGCAAAAGCAGCAGCTTGTTCTATTGCAGCAGTCCCCACCATTTTTTGTGCTTGTGCGATTGTAGATACATAATCAATTTTAATTTCTTTTCCTTGTAATTCTTCTGGTACTTCGCCAAGCATCCCACCCTCTAATATTTTATCAAAGGTAATATCAATTAACGGACTAATAGCCTCATTATTTATTCTCTCTAACGCAGGAGCTAATACCAACATTTTTTCACTATCTCTTTTAATAACCTCAGTCGCTGTCATTCTAGGATCATCAGAAGAACTAAACATTAAAAATAGATTTGCATACCACATATCCGCAATTCTACTCTCTACTTCTTTTATACTTGCATCAATTTTAGCTAAATCAGCTTGAACAACCTCAACTGGCTGTATTCCCTTATTGCCACCAAGCTGGTCAACTATTGTAATACCTCCGGGACTCATGTCCCAATTTTCAATGCTAGAATCAAGCATCATTGCAGGGCGTGCAATTAAAGCCTGATTGATTAACTTGTCTTTTTCCATAACTTGAAGACTCTTAGCGTCTCCTAAACATTCCCAGCCAGCACTATCTTTTCCATAAATATCACTTGTTGTTACAGTACTCCAGCGTGGTGCTATAATAGGAAATATTTTATAGCCACTTTCTTTTAAAAGTTTTTTTTCATTTGAACCTTTCTCCCAATAATATGAGGCAAAAGGCATATTTAAATTATCTTTTTTACTGTCATCAAACTGCTTTCTAGGGTAGATACAATGTCGAATAACAACATTCTTTTCAAATTCTTTGTTTTCATACATCGCTTTTGTATTTAAACTAACATTATCTATTCCAAACTCATCAACTATCTGTGAGACTGTCATTGAAAACTCACGAGCAAAAGAATCAACTCGACCAGTATAATCATTGCCTAAATAGTATTCACCAACTGTGAAGTTTCGCATTCTTATAACTGTTTCAAAATCATCATTAATAATTGCACAACCAGTCGCGAATAATCCTATTTCTTCATACAGAGAATATAATGTTCCATAAACATTGCTTTTAGAAAATATCTTAGCGACTAAATCTTCTGCTTGCTCTAACCAAACTTTTATTGAATGGTCATCTTTCAATTCTTCGTCTTCAACAATTAATCTAAACCATTTTCTAGATGGGTTAGTCATTCCACTTAACATCCCACTAGCAAAGGTTCTAACCAATAGCTGCACTCTATTGTTTAATATTTCTTGATAGTCTGGCTCGTCTCCATCATTAACAATATCGCCCTCAAATTTACCACGACTAGGTCTTTCATATCGTGCAATGTCTTCCCAGCTATCGATCCAATCGTTCGCTTCGTTCTTCATTGCATTAAATTTTTTATTAAGCTTATCAATTGTTAGTTCTTTCATTTATTCCCCAAGTTTAGCCTTCCCGCTCAAAGACGGATTTAAGATTGAAGATTTACCAGTATCTTTTCCTGATCGAATAGTCGACAAAAAGCCACGCCTCAATAAATGGCTTCTTCTTCTTTTTTTTGCTGCCTTTGTATCTAAAACATATGATGGTGGCATTATATTGCTGTCCATCTCGTCGAGGTTGTCACTCCCATCAATTGGATCGCTAGAAATTCCTAATCCGTCTGAGACGTCATCATAAACAGTTTGAAGTCCCTCTCCAACCGACTCAACCCCGTCTTTGAGCGAGCGAACTACTTTTTTTGTGCCATGTTCGATATCTTCTCCTGCTTGACTAATTGGCTCTTGTATCACCTTTCCTGTATCCTTTCTCGCTTTGTCTACCGCCTTTCCTGTATCCTTCCTTGCTTTTTCAACAGTTCCGCCTATATCCTTACGACCTACATCAACC